GCTACTCCCTCGGCCGTAAGGCCGAGCTCCAACTAACCTACGATTCTTTGCGGGGCGGCCTGCCCGCGCTTAGAAAAGCAGGTCATGTTGATAGCTTTGTTAAAACTGAGTGTTACCCGTGTTATAAGAATGCTCGAATGATAAACAGTCGCCATGATTGCTTTAAATGCTTTTCAGGACCGTATATCAAGGCTCTTGAGGATGTTGTTTATGAGTCTGACCATTATATAAAACACATTCCTGTTGCCGATAGATGGCAGCGGGTCTTGGAATTGAAGAAAAGCTATAAGTATTATTATGCGACTGATTACACTGCTTTTGAGTCTCATTTCACACCACGCCAAATGTTTAATATTGAGTGCCAGTTGTATCGCAAAGCATTCAGGCGTGACGCTAATATCAATTATTTAATACGGGTGTTGACCGGAGAGAATCGTTGTCGAACAAGGACTGGGATGCGTTGCAAAATTCAAGGCCGTCGGATGTCCGGGGACATGAACACTAGTTTGGGGAACGGTGTGTCTAACATGTTCCTCATCATGTACTTGATGCATTTGAAGGGCCTGAAAGAAGATGAGTATGATTTCCTTGTTGAAGGAGATGACGGGTTGATCGCTACTAATGTTGAACTTAGTGCTGAAGATTTTCTGAATTTGGGGTTCACCATTAAGATCGACCGCGTTGATGACCCTTGCCACGCGTCCTTTTGTGGGTTAATTTGTACTGATGAAGGTGTTAACATTCGTGATCCTATGCGTTTCTTCGAGAAATTTGGCTGGACGAGTTCTTGTCCGACAGCCGGTTTGAAGGTGATGTATGAGTTGCTGAAGGCCAAGTGCTTGAGTGCTTTGTGCGAGACGCCTTTATGCCCTATAGTTGCGCAGGCCGCCTTTACTTGTTTGCAGAAGTGCGGTGATGTTCGACCTCGATTCGCCCAAGATTGGTACCATGTTGGTCTCACACAGAGTGAAGTTCTAGATTATGAGCCTATTGCACCTAATGTACCTATGAGTGTGAGACTTTTGTTTGACAAGATTTTCCAGATAGATGTGCCGACGCT